CGGCCTAACAGTTGTTACTGTTAGTGACATATGTCATTCCCATCGAGGAATCGGCCTCGCGCCTAGCCATTTTATATATTGGTATGGCGACCAAGGAACGACGTGTCCCTAACGGCGCCGCGCTATCGCAATTAGCTACTTCCTGCTATGAGCGAGGAACCCCGAGCGCGGGTCCAGTGTCCTTAGTGGCCATATAAATATTATGGTCGCTATATGGGTTCGCGTCGAAGATCCGTTGATCTTCTTCACTCCACTGCCGCAGATCTGCGGCAATGGGGATGATAAGCGATTCTCGTCTAGCGACGGGAAACACTGAAGGAACGACCAAACTAAGAGACGCTGGAGTCTGTGCATCTAAAGATGGGAATTCAGGGCTGTCTGTAGGGACCCTCATCAGGTCTTTCCAGGCAATCCGAATATCATCAAAGAATGACAGACGGGGTAGGGCACTTAAATCAAGGTCAGGTGTCGGCCCGTAAGCCGACATCGGTACTGCATCGAAAAGACTTAACGGTCTGAGTAGATCATACAACCGTAAAACTGCCTTGGCCTCGAACTCATGGATAACATCCGTGAGTTCATACCCAAACGCCGGCAATGCCGACGGAAGGAAACTGTCGATTTTCGCCGTTGCGAAAGCCGACAGAGAACCGGCGTTTCTTAGTTGCATGTTCGCCGCCCCAGGGGGCAGGAACTCACAGGTAGGAAGCACCATACCGGATAGGATAGAGTCTAATTCATTAGATTCTCTCTTACACGGTGTACCAAGGTGCTCGCTATACGGTCGCCCAATCCAAAGATTGGGCACGAGACCTAGCGCAAAATTCCTATCGGGATGGAGGTTGAAAACAAGAGACGATATTTCGTCTGTACTTTTAAAGTACTCATTGTCGATACCGAATTCCACGAGGTCCCTGACCGCCCTGGCAACCGTGGTGTAACCGGGAGAATTCTGTACCAAGGTACGGATGTACCCGGTAAAGCCGCTGTCGTTCGCGTAGTTATACGCGAGTATATCGGCAGTCTCCTGAGCTTTAGGTCCTATATCTAGGGCTCTTGAGAAGGTTGCAAGCATCGTTGATGTCAACGGTGCCCCTCTGAGAAGCCGTGCCACGAGTTCACTTTGCAGCCGTCGTGCAACAGCAACGACTCGGGTAGCTACCCGACTGTGAAGTACGTACATCGTGTCTTTTGTATTAACATATCTACCGATGTTAGGATGGAAATCCGCCAGAGCAACAGCTCTATTGGATAACCAATCGACAAACGTAGACATGTACGGGCCCGTAGGGCCTGTCAAAAGCACGATGATCGCCCCAAAGACCCCCCTTCGCGAACATAAGTTCGTGAAGGAAGAATCCGAGAGACGATGCAACGGTTTAGGGCAAGGAATCCCCTTTACTAATGCATAGTAAATCTCTAAGCAACTTCGGAGGTGAGGCACGTGACCCGTGATCTTACGGTAACGTTTCACGAGGGCTAAGAACGAAGCATTAGAGCAGCAACTCGCTAACTCTCGCCATTTTAAAGTGGTAAGAGTGTGTCCATTCTGGACGAAGCGCTTTGCAAACTCGAAGGTCCCGTTCGACGAGACAACCCCTTTACTGGGATTGATCGTCACCCCAATCGAGTCACATAAGACTCGATATGCCTCAGCTACGATCTCCACTTGAGGAGTATCGCCATAGAAAGCGATATCATCCCCTAGGATTTCATAAGCATGGAATTCCTCGTTATGAGGGATCCCCGCTCTCCGAGCTGCCATAAGAACCAAGATATGGTGGCTTAGGGTAAACGTCGCCCACGAAGAGTAACTTCCCATCGGTTGCCCGACGCTGTAAGTTATAGTACGCTTTAATTTTGGTACAAAGAATTCTGTACCGCGGAGTAACTCCGCCCAATGCGCGGCTATACTTACAGCCTCGAACTTCTGTCCGGAAAGAAGCTCCTCGAGTACGACTTGTTGGAGACGCAACGGAAATCTATCCGTTGCTGCCGATAAGTCATACGACCATATCTTCTTGGCCTTCGATGCCACAATCCTCTCCACGCCCGCTAGTTGCTCGAAAGTATTATCCCGCGGTAGTTCTTTGAGATAATCGAAGATACTATCGTGTAACGGACGTAATACTGCCTGGATCCAATACCCCGGTATGGCAAATATACGCACCTTTCCTCTTGGCTCAAGCTTCGTAGAGATCTTCCCGGTTGGGTAGGTCCCTAGTCGTCTCGAGACAGGTAGGATTGGTAACGTTACTTGCTGTTTCCATTGAGGCCATAAGGTCTCAAGGTACGGCCACTGTCTACAAGTAGACAGTCGCGACCGGAACCGATGATTCCATTCACCGGTATACGCAGGTATATATTGGAAAATAGCTCGGCATAACCAAGCTATCCAGGTCACCTGTTGGATGAGTAAATGAGCCCCAAAATCCGTAGCTAACGAGCACCACGCCGAATAAATCGGCGAGGACTCAAGAGCTACGGCATCCAACGGTGCCGAGGCTAACGCCCGCCCGAAGGGCCCGGCTTTAGTGGTGAGGTGGAGGCCTCTGAATCGCGGAAGGCTTAACGCCCCATACCGCCCGCGAAAGGCTCGAGCAGCATTTCTCCACTCTTGGAGGAATGCCCCACAATCAAGTGGTTGCTGGCCTGCGTAAGGATCTGTAATCGTACTAAATTTTGGGGGTTTATCATAAAGTACGAGATCACAAACGCTCAGAGCAAAGATTGCTACACGGTAAGCAGTCACGCTATTATCTAACGATATATAGCGACGAAGGCCCCGAGGTAAGATGGTAGGGAGGCCTTTCGAGATACCTACACAGAGGCGCCCTGAAAGGGCTACGCTCTCTGGAGTCCCAGCGGCGTGCTTGAATACAAGACGCCGAGCCTCGGCAAATACTGCCGAAGCTGACTCCAACCCATTGTGTTGCCACAAATGGATGTAGATACCAAGAACGGCCTTTACCCAGTTGAGCGCACGACCGGACCGAGCTATCATTGTAGCTCCAGCCCAGGCGTACCTTGCAAGCAAGGTCGCCTCCAACGACGCAATGCATCGTTGGTGGTAGTGATGTATAAGCTCATCTGCTCCTCGCGGAATCCACCCGTCCAACGGCTTCCTTGAGGCCGGAAACCAAGATGATAAGTCGTAATCGTGACTTACATGACCCGTCTCGGGGAGACGGATCCCTTGACAACGTAATTTTGACCACAAAAGTGATGGTACTGTCAAGCATCGAAGGAAATCCGGAACCAAGGTTAGCCAGGACCTGCTATCTTCCGTTTTTAAGTTATACCGGAGTACTTTTGTTTCCTCCATTAACTCCTTAATCATCCTCCTGGCGGTATCACTTGCTAGGGGGGGGGTATTTTTTAATTTACGGGCTGCTCTTATCTCAACATCGTTGATGAAAAAAGCACGATAAGTAGATTCGTTCAATTGAAGCTCTCTTTCCTCCGGGATGGAGTCTTCGAGAGAATGGACTACGGTAAGAGGAGTTTTGTTAGCCAAAGCAGTTTTCACTAAATCGTGATACTGTGGCGAGGGTAGATACAAAAGAGTAGTTGGGTCGAATGGGTCGACAACGATCACATGACCGATGGCTTTCTCCCATTGGACCTTGTACCATAGGCGCTCTGCGCCGGTACTATAGGGTCGATACGATAGATCGCGGGAAACAAGAGAAATCTTGGGACCTGAAAAAGTAAAAAGGATCATCATGTCGTTTATCAATAAGACGCCATGGAGCGGTAATCCGAGATGCTATCTTAGTGTCTCGGTTCCGTCTTCCTCCGAGTCCAACCCTAACTACTCCTAACGTCTAAGGATCCTTCACCTCTTAAGAAGAGGAGGATATCCTGTCACGCTTCTACGGTATCTCTGAATAAGGGTCGTGTCCTGGGTGTATTACTACATACCCAGTAACTACCTTAGTTCCCTTGTGATCTTTAGTGCATCACTTGGGCGGAGGACCGTCTACCGTGTTCCGGACGTTCGGCTTAAGCCTTCTTACTAATAGGAGGCTAAATCCGCCGTTTCGCCCTCGCTACCTGCTAGCGTGTTCCATGTGTTTTCACACATGTACCATAGTCGTAAGACTTAACGTAGCAGAGCTGGATACAACTTTTCGGCTACTAGTAGATTTTTCTACTAGTTGCATCCTTTGTAGGATTGCAGACTGTGGTTTGCGTCCTCCCAGATAACCGTGTTCGCCTAATTCCAGCGAACCCGTTCCAGGGATGAGTATCCTCCCAATATAGGAGGTGCGAGTCCCACGACATTAGTAATAGTGTCGGCTCATGGCAGCTCCTAGAGTCGGGCGGCAAGCCGCACGGGTGATACCCGTCCATGAGAGAGGAACTTTGGCCTGGGTCCCTAAACCTGCTACTGAGGCCCTGTGGGTAGCAGTAAGGTACGGTTTTATTGGTTCAACCTTGACCTTAGGTCTCTAATTCTATTAGGGATCTTAGAGTCGAGGGGGCTCCATAACCAACCCTTTGTCCCTTGCGCGACAAGTGAGTCAGTCACGGTCAGACCTCCATTTGGTCTGTCATCCGGTGCAAGCCCGGATG